TAAGCGGGAGAAGCGAGTGCAAGTCTCGAGGAGGGCTCCAGTTTCTAAGATGCAAGTTCCTCCAGGGTTCTTTTCACCTGAGACACCCCTCCGCTCACTGGGTGATACGGAATCTTGGAGGACTTAATGATCCCGTCATGGGAATGGGACAGGAACCCCACCATCCCTACGGCGTGATCCGCATTCTTGAGCATGGACTTCAGGGTGTAGCCTTACTTAAAATATATTTGGATTACTAATACCATGCTTACGAAAACCCAACTTGAGCAATTCCTAAACCAGTACGAAGTCCTACGAGGAATCGAGGTGGCGTATGAGAGCGAAGTCAAGCAAGCGATTGCTCCTCATGTGGTAATGCTCACTGGCATGGTGAACATTAAAGGAACCCCACATCTGTTCGAGACCGAACTGAACCTGGCTGAGTTCCACAACCGAGCCGACCTTGAGCTTCTCGGTAAGACAATCCTCAAAGCCTTTGATAAGGCTGGAGTTGAAACACTAGGATAAATACATATGGCAGCACGCAAACGAGCAATACGACACGACGACAACACACGAGCAAAGATCCAGGCAGCACAGTTGATTAATCGACTAACAGCACACGCTTGTGGCGAACTCGAGTTGTCCAGCACCCAGGTAAGAGCTATTGAGGTTCTCCTCCGTAAAACCCTTCCTGATCTATCTGATGTACGTATGGAAGTGGACTCTGCTCCGATTACGTTCCAGCTTGATCTAGGAAAACCTAGCGAGCAAGAATAATTGGAAGTCATTAAATACAAACCCCCAGGCGCTAACGCAGCCAAGTTCCATGGATCCGATGCTTTCGTTAGAGGGCTCATGGGACCGGTGGGTTCCGGGAAGTCTTCTTCATGTTGCGTGGAAATCGTAGCTAGAGCACTTCGCCAGAAACCATCATCTGACGGCATCCGCCGTAGCCGTTGGTTAATCATTCGTAATACATATCCAGAGCTTAAGTCTACAACGATTAAGACCTGGGAAACCTGGTTTCCATCAAACGTGGCGCCCATCAAATGGGATACGCCCATTACCTCGACTATGAAGATCGCTGATATTGGCGACGGTACGAGCATGGAACTCGAGGTGATGTTCATGGCGCTTGACCGTCCGACTGAGACAGGCAAGTTGCGTTCGTTGGAATTGACAGGAGCATGGATTAATGAAGCGTCAGAAATTGGTAAAGAAATCTTCGATATGGTCACGCAGCGTGTTGGCCGTTTCCCTAGTAAGTTGCAGGGTGGTCCATCCTGGTGCGGAATCATTTTGGATACCAACCCTTGCGATGACGATCATTGGTATTACAAGCTAGCTGAAGAAGAGTGCCCGCCTGAGTGGGAGTTCTTCCGTCAACCAGGCGGTCTGTTTAAGGAGGGTGAGACATATCAACCCAACCCTGACGCAGAAAACATCTTTAACCTACCTGGCGGATACCGCTATTATCTACAACAAGTCCCTTCTAAGCAAGAGGACTGGATTAACGTTTTCCTACTAGGCAACTATGGCTCAACTAAAGATGGAAAACCGGTATATCCAGAATATAACGACAAGGTTCACTGCCTGCCCAAGAACGTTGAAGCGGAGCGTGGACTACCTATTGTTCTCGGTTGGGACTTTGGTCTTACGCCTGCTTGTGTCGTCATGCAAGTCACGGCGAGAGGCAAAGTAATCATCCTCGATGAGGTGATCTCAGAGGACATGGGTATCCGGCAGTTTGCCAACGATGCCGTTAAACCTCTGTTAAACAACAAGTACCAAGGCTTCACAGTCTTCTCCGCAGGTGACCCAGCTGGAAACATCAGGGCGCAAACGGATGAACGTACTTGCTTACAAGAATTACTAGAAGCCGGTATCTACACAGAGCCAGCTTCAACCAACGACTTTATCCCTAGACGTGAGTCTGTCGCATTCTTCCTGACCAGGATGAGTGATGGCGAACCAGCGTTCTCGATCAACCCACGGTGCACAAACATCCGTAAGGGTCTGGCTGGTCGTTACAAGTATGAGCGCCTGAAGACTTCAGGCAATGCTCGCTACAAAGATAGACCCCTCAAGGACGGTTACTCACACATCCAGGATGCGTTGCAGTATGCGTGCTTAAAGGTGCGAAGCGGCTTAACTCCCTCAAGGGCTAGGCATGTAAACAAGAAATCGGCGAAGGGGTGGACTTAGCAGTTCCTGGCGTGATCGCCGTGATAGTGCTTGCGTGCCTCGCAAACTGCAACGTTCGCTTCTTCTGGAGTTTTGAACGTGCCCAAATGAATGTGTTTGCGGTGATGCATTATGTAGCCATACCACTTGCCTGTGCGCTTGTTAAAGGACACTCCCTTAAAACCGGATGTGTTGTCCTTGCGCTTTTGGGCGTTGTAGTTGTTTTTGCACTTATCGGTTTCCCGAAGGTTGTCGATCTTATTGTTGAGCTTGTTCCCATCAATATGATCAATGAACTTTGGTATGAGTCCGTGGTGCATTAGATATACAAGTTGGTGATTCCTGTATAGGCGCCCTTGCACCATTGTTTGCAGGTAGCCACGGGAAGCCAAAGTCCCGGCCTTAGTTCCTGCTGGTAGGTTATCGCAAGGCTTTACCCTCCAAAACAGGTTACCGTCTAAGTATTCAAATAGTTCTAGTGCAGTTTGTTGAGTAATCATACTTAACATTATATATGCGCCTGGACTTAATTGCAAGGTAGATTAATGAGTTATTTGAACAACCAACCTCCTGTTGAAGCAGAGGTGTCTGAAGCTGGTACTCAAGAAGAGAACCTAGGCTTTGAGACCAACCTGGCTGCTTACGTGAAGCGATGCTGGGAGCAAGCTCGAGTTGCACGCAATGAAGTCACAGAGCGTCTATTGCGCTGTGAGCGTCAACGCCGTGGCGTGTATGACCCAGAGAAAGCTGCCGACATTGCGAAGATGGGCGGCTCTGACATTTACATGATGCTTACAGACGTTAAGTGTCGTGCGGCAGAGTCATGGATCCGTGACGTAATGTTGAACCAGCAGGAGCGTGTGTTCGAACTACAGCCAGCGAAGTCTCCGATGATGCCCGTTGAAATGAAGGGGGCGATCATCGACTTGGTGAGGACTGAAGCCGAGGAGTACATCTCTGAAGGCGGAGAGCTTCACCCTGAAACGTTCCGTGCCCGCATGGAAGAAGTGCATGAGAACATTACTCAGCGCCTTCGCCAGGAAGCACAGGACGCAGCTCGTCGTATGGGTGACAAGATCCAGGATCAGTTGAATGAAGGCAAGTTCTACCCAGAACTTAAGAACTTCATCACTGACTTTGTGACGTTCCCTACGGCGATCATCAAGGGCCCAAACATCAAACGCCGTAAAGGTATGGTGTGGGGTCCTGAGTTTCAACCGATCGTTACCACCGAGTTCGTAAGAGAGATCGAGCGTGTCAGTCCTTATGACATCTTCCCATCCCCGAGCTCGACTGGTATCGATGACGGTTACATCATCCAAAGACACAGGTTGAGCCGTGGCTCCCTCGAGGCTTTGCGTGGTACCCCAGGCATCAATGAAGACGCCCTAACAACTATCATCGACCGCTACGGCAAGACTGGTTACAAGTCTTGGCAAGCTGGCGATACAGAGCGCCGTACCTTGGAAGGCAAGCCTTTCCGCACACCTATCAACGAAGACAGTATTGAAACCCTAGAATTCTGGGGATCAATCAATGGTCAGTGGTTGCTTGAGTGGGGTATCGAGGGGGACATTAAGGAAGATAGAGAGTATGAAGTTACTCTATGGATGGTTGGGCAAACAGTTTTCAAATGTATTCTCAATCCCGATCCGCTCGGTCGTAGACCGTATGACATCGCAAGCTGGGAAGAAGTCCCGCACTCCTTCTGGGGAGTAGCCCTTCCTGAGATCATGCGTGATACGCAAACCATGTGTAACGCTGCAGCTCGTAGTTTGGCGAACAACATGGGTATCGCTTCTGGTCCCCAGGTTGAGGTCACAGTGGATCGCTTGCCTGATGGCGAAGATCTGACTGACATCTACCCATGGAAGATCTGGCAGGTAACCACAGACCGTACAGGCGGTGGTCAACCAGCGGTACGTTTCTTCCAGCCAAATATGAATGCGGACGTTCTTATGTCTGTGTTCCAACAGTTCGCTAAGCAAGCTGACGAAGTAACAGGCATTCCAAACTATGTGTATGGAAGTAGCTCTGTTAGTGGTGCAGGTCGCACAGCTAGTGGTTTATCGATGCTTATGGACAACGCAAGCAAAGGTATCAAGCAAGCTGTAGCAAACATTGATAAAATAGTAAGTGGTATTGTGCAAAGACTATATCTGCACAATATGATGTTCGATGAAGACATCTACATTAAAGGTGACTTCAAGGTTGTAGCTAAGGGTGCAATTGGTCTTATTCACAAAGAGACCTTACAAATGCGCCGCAATGAGTTCCTCATGGCTACAGCGAATCCGATTGACTCCCAGATTGTTGGACCAGAAGGCAGAGCGTACTTGCTACGTGAGCTTGCTCGTGGTCTGCAGATGGATACAGAGAAGATCGTGCCGAACGCAGATTCTATTTCTGAACAGAAGATGCAAGCCATGGCTATGCAGATGGCTCAGCAAATGCATGAGCAGATGATGCAGAAGCAGGCTCCAGCTCCACAAGCAGCACTACCGAATGGCGACCCAGCTGGCGGACAAATGGCTAACACGGTTGTTCCACAAGGAATGGCTGATGGTGGCGAGGTAAGCCAGGACGGTCCATTCACAAGAGCTTTGAAAGAAGAGCTCGCACGCAACGACACTCTATAAGGAAAAGAAATCATGGGTTACAAACCAGAATGGCAAAACGGAAGCATGGCGAAAGCCGGTCAATCTAAACCAACATATGGTGTGAAGGACTGTGGCTCCCCGTTCCATGGCGCAAAGATGTACGCAGACGGCGGGATCCTCAAGGGTTATGCAAACGGCGGAATGCCTGAGCCTCTACGTGAGCCTACCGAGGCTGACCGTGGTGAACCAATGAGCGTGGCTGACATGCCTGAACTACGTGAGCCGACTGCGGCTGATCGTGGCGAGACTGCAGCTCCGAAGAATTTTGGTGCAGCATTTAAAGATGCCCGATCAAGTGGCGCAAAAGAATTTGAATTTCAAGGCAAGAAGTACACAACCCAGCTGAAGGAAGAAGTGAAGGCCGCTCCAAAGGCGTCTGTAAGAGATGACCGCAACGAGATGGATAAGCAGAGTGATGCAGCGGCATCTCGCAACTACCGTAATGAGATGGATAAGCAAAGCGACAATGCTTCTGCACCAGCTCCTGCAGCACCAAGGACTGGCGTTCGTTATGGACGCGGCGGTGTCGAAAAGAAAGAAACCGATACCAAGAAGTTCAGCCGCTTCAGCTCTGGCGGTAAATACGTTCCAAGCCAAGGCGTTGTTGTTGAAAAGAAATAATGCTTAATCATCCCGACAAACGAATCCTCCAGGCACTGGCCGCCCTCGAGTCTGATACAGACTTCCAGGTGGTCAAGGACTGGTTGTATGCCTCTCTGAACCAGATGTATATCGACGGTTCATACGCCAAGGAAGACCATCACGCACGATGGTTCCAGGGCGCGCAACAGGTGTTATCTGACCTTCTATCCAAGGCAGAGCACGCAAGAGACGCAATCCGCAAGAATTAACCCATCCGGGTAAATACCCCAGCTGACGGGTTTCAGTCAGCAATTAATGAAGACTAGATCAAGGATCGAGTGACTACCTCGAGGGCTCACTTCATCCATCTGGCTCATGGAGACATAAATTATGGCAATGCCACGTGCAGTAGAAGAAGCAGCAAAGAGAGCCGAGGAGCTTCACGCTCAGTTGTACAACCAACCGAATACTGAAGATCCCGCAGCAACCGACAACCAACCAGACCCTAGTCAAGCTCCAACTGACGACCAGGTTGATCAAACGCCCCAAGATCCACAAGATCAGAAGCCGCAAGATCCACCCAAGGAAGATCCGTGGGAACACAAGTACAAGGTAATGGAAGGCAAGTACCGGGCTGAAGTGCCACGTCTTGCTGCAGAAAACCGTGACCTACGTCAGAAATTCGACGCACTCACAGCAGAAATTGAGAGTTTAAAGAGCAAGGCAGCAACGCCAGCTCAATCACTCATCAGCCCAGAAGACAGAGAGAAGTACGGCGACGACCTTCTTGATGTCATTAAACGAACAGCTCAAGAACAAACAGCTGCCAAAGACCAAGAGATTGCTGAACTTAAGCGCCGTCTAGATGGAGTCCACCAGGACACTGCCAAGACAGCTGAAGTCACCTTCTACGACCGTCTAGGCGAATTAGTTCCTGACTGGGTAACGATTAATGCCGAAGACGGCTTCTTGAAATGGCTTGATGAATACGATGAGTTCACCGGCAGAACACGCCAGGACCTACTCTCCGATGCTGAGAATGCTAGAGATGCCGTAAGAGTCGGACGGTTCTTCACTAAGTGGAAAGCCGAACAAACCCAGTCCGTTGCAACAAGTCAACGAGCACTCGAATCCCAGGTAGTTCCTGACTCCAACAAGGTAGTCAAGGCGCCACAAGGGAAACGTTTCTTCACACGAGCAGAGATCGCAGCGTTCTACGCAGCAGCTCGCAGAGGTGAGATGAGCTCAAAAGATATGGTTGCAATGGAAGCAGAAATTCATGCCGCAACGCTTGATGGTCGAGTTCGTTGACCTCGAGTATTAGCGGTACTCAATCATATTAGGAGATTCAAATGGCAGTAGCTGTTTCTAGCGGTTATCCGCAATACTCCGCTTCTACAAGCGGTTCTAAATTCATCCCTGAGATCTGGTCAGGCAAGCTTCAAGTTAAGTTCTACAAATCTACAGTCTTGGCTGAGATCACGAACAACGACTGGGAAGGCGAGATCAAAGGTTCTGGTGACAAGGTTCACATCCGTTCTATCCCAACAATCACAGTTCGTGATTACACAAAGGGCTTGAACCTAACAAACGAAGTGCCTGAGAGCACACCAATCGAGTTGACGATCGACAAGGGAAAATACTTCTCTGTTGTTTGCGATGACGTTGATGAAGTTCAAGCAGACGTTCGTTTGATGGACATGTTCACTAACGACGCTTCTGAGCAAATGAAGATCGCAATCGACGGTAACGTTCTTCAAACAGCTTATGTTGATGCAGCTGCAGCTAACAAAGGCACAACTGCCGGCGCTATCTCTGGCAACATCAACTTAGGTACAGCTAACAACGCACGTGCAGTTACATCTACAAACGTTCTTGATTTGATCCTTGACGCTGGTCAGGTATTGGACGAGCAAAACGTTCCTGAAGATGGTCGCTGGATGGTTATCACTCCTTGGATCGCAGCTTTGATCAAGAAGTCTGAGTTGCGCCAAGCGTATTTGACTGGTGATGACACATCTCCTTTGCGTAACGGCAAGATCGGTATGATCGACCGTTTCACATTGTATGTATCTAACAACTTGAAGACTCAATCTGACAATGCTGGTACAACTGGCACAACAGCTGATGACTTCAACGGTACATACCTAATGGCTGGTACACGTGATGCGATTTCTTTCGCTTCACAAATCACTAACGTTGAGACACTACGTTCACAAAGCACATTCGGTAACATCGTTCGTGGCTTGAACGTTTACGGCTTTGAAGTAGTTAAACCAGAAGCTTTGGTTACTGCTTACGTAAAACGTGGCTAATCAGTAGTAATGGAAGGGGTGGGAGAAATCCCGCCCCTTTTCTTTTTATATAGGGTAATGAATGAAACTTTTAAAACAAAAAGGATCCGGTGAGATATACGTTTGGTCAAAAGAATTGGCTGCACGTGCTGACATGGAAGATTTTGTGAAAGAGGTTCCTGTTGAGAATGTTCAAGTAGAGCAAGCTGACCAGGAAACTAAACCTGTTGAGGTAGTGAATGAAGAAGAAACCAGTGTGGGATCAACCCAACCCGAAGAAGCAAAGCCAGAAGCTAAGCCCAAAAGCAAAAGCACAAGCAAAGGCAAACGCTAAGGCGGCAGGCAGACCCTACCCGAACCTGGTTGACAACATGAACGCAGCCAAGAAGGGCAAGTGATGAAGGCATCAAACGTCAAGAAGGAAGGCGGCAAGCTCGTCTATCGAGGCGAAGAATTTGCTGGCTTCAATAAACCAAAGAAAGACACCAGCGGCGGCAAGACCAAGAAGGTAGTGCTAGCCAAGAAAGGTGATGAAGTGAAGTTGATTCGTTACGGTCACAAAGACTACGAAGACTTCACGCAACACAAGGACCCCGAGCGTCGCAAGAACTATCTCAAGCGCTCTGGTGGTATCAAAGATAAAAGCGGGAATCTGACCAAGGATGACCCATTCAGTGCCAACTACTGGGCACGTAAGGATTTGTGGTAATGGCAACTTTCCAAAACGTAATCGATAGCGCACGAGTAGATCTGCAGGATGCTGACAAGGTTCGCTATTCAGACGCACAACTACTCGAGTATGCAAACGATGGCGTTCAGGAGGGCTTTCGTTATCGCCCCGACTTCCTACTAGGGCAGTTTGGCGCAGCGGCCACTATCTATGTAGCTGGTAGCACGGTGCCGTTTCCTACGCAGTATCAGATGCTATTGAAGCACTATGTCATTGGTCGTGCGGAGTTGCGTGACGATGAGTACTCGCAAGACGGCAGAGCCGCAGTGCTCCTTGGTCGCTTTGAAAAGGAGCTTAAGAAGTGAGCACAGCACACACAGAATTCCTCGACTACGTATTGCCTCACGTGCCAGGTTGCACGCCTGAGATGGCTCTACTCGAGATCAAGAACACAATCATTGATTTCTGCGAGAAGAGCTTGATTCTCCAGGTTGACCACGATCCAGTGAACGCTATTGCCGGAATCATGGATTACGACCTCGAGCCCCCAAAAGATTACCTTGTCACCAAGATCATGAAGGTCTGGTACAAGGGTCAAGAACTAGATGGCGAATCTCCTGACGAGATTAAGACTCCATCTGTATACAACCAGAACTCTGGCTACGTTGTTAATCGTGGCGACCCCAGGTTGTATCTCCAAAAAGACGCACGTAGCTTCTCGGTATACCCAATACCAGTAGAGACAGCTGCTCGTTCCCTAACCTTGCGTGTGGCACTGAAACCCACACGATCAGCACAAACCATTGACGATCTTATTTTCGAAGAATATGCGGAGATCATTGGTCACGGTGCAATCACACGCTTGGCCCTATCCCCTGGCAAACCCTATACCGAGCCAAGACTAGCTGCAGCCCGCAACGGACTGTATGTAGCGGGCTTGAACGTCGCTCGTGATCGAGCACAGAAGGGCTATGTCAGACAAAGCAAACACGTGAAGATGAGGCGGATCTGATGGCTGAAAAGATTAAATTAGTACAAGGCGACACAAGACCTGCGCTCATTGTTACGTTAACCGATGAGAACACTGGTAACCCAATTACATTGACTGGTGCCTCGGTAAGTTTGTTTTTCCGTGCGGTTGGTGGTTCAAGCGTGCTATCGACCTTGCCCGGCACAGTAACTGATGCGGCAAATGGTGTAGTGGCTTTCTATTGGGCATCTGTTCCAACATCTTTGAATGTTGATGCTGGTGACTATGAGGGCGAGGTTCAAATAACTTTCTCTGACGGACAAATCCAAACTGTTTACGACCTACTAAAATTCAAGGTTAGAGAGGACTTCTGATGAACCAGATACGTGCAAGCGTATCGGTCCTCGACATCCGTGTTGATCAAGTCTATGTCATCCCATTGGCGGCTGTCAGTTACATACTGCTGAGAGCTGATGCGGACCTGGATCAAACAGGTCGATACCCATACGTTAGTGACTTTATTGCGGTACTGGATGTACCAGCCTTTGCAGTAATCAAGGCGTTAGCAGACTCTGCAAGCTTCTCTGATCAAGCCTCGTTTGAGGTTGAGAAGTCGCTAGAGGATTCGTTCTCGTTATCGGATAACTTTGTCTTCTTGATCACATTCATCCGTGATTTTGCAGACAGCTTTTCAACATCTGATGCCAAGGTCGTTTCATACGCCAAGGCAGTAGCTGAGTCTGTTGTTGCTTCCGAATCGGTTGGCAAAGACATTTCCAAAGCATTGGCAGACATTGCCTTGATGCGAGATGACGCAGACTTGTTCGATAGCTTTGCGTACACATTCTCAAAGGCAACGGCTGAGATAGTTACTGCATCAGATGCACAAACCGTATCTGTTGCGAAAGCGGCGTCTGAGTCCGTTACGGTTTCGGAGAGCTCCACCAAAGACATTGGCAAGGGAGCCTCTGATACCCAAGCGGTGACTGATGCACAGTCGTTGGGTTATGCAAAGGCTTCTGAAGACACGGCAACTGCGGCAGATGTCTTTAACCGAGTAGTTTCTTATGTGCGAGACACAGCTGATTCACTCGCTGCATCTGACACGTTCTCGAGCAGCTATCAAAAGCCAGCGTCCGACACAACAACCGTATCCGACTCCTCGAGTCTAGACATCGGTAAGGGTGCGGTTGATACCCAATTAATAGCTGACAGTCTTTCATTCAACCTGGCTCTCGCTTATGCGGACACAGCCAGCTTGACTGAGGTTGTTTCTATAGCGGCAGACAAACCATTTGCCGATACATCTACCGTTGTTGATGACGATAGCTTTGAATTCAATAAAGGGCTGGCGGATACAACCAGTGCTACCGACTCGTTCTCATACGTGAAGGTAAGCGTTGAGTCGTTCCTGTTCAACGTCAAGACTCTTAACAGTGCGGTAATGAACGGGTAACAACAAACTTATTTAACAAGGAGAAGTAAATGTTTCAAGAAGAATTGAAGATGACAGGTGCTCTTAAGATTGAAGTTTTCAATCCTGACGGCTCCATTAAAGAAACACGTGACATCAAGAACTTGGTTGTCACAACAGGCAAAGGTTTTATTGCTAGCCGTATGGTTGGTACAGCAGCTGCCGTGATTAGTCACATGGCTGTTGGTACTGGTGCTACTGCTGCTGCAGCTGGCGACACAGCGCTAGGCTCAGAGTCAGCTCGAGTAGCCATCACATCTGGTACAGCTTCTGGTGTGGTTGCGACTTACGTTGCCACGTTCCCAGCTGGTACAGGTACTGCAGCTCTAACAGAAGCCGGTCTATTGAACGCAGGTAGCGCAGGCACATTGCTATGCCGCACAGTGTTCTCTGTGATCAACAAGGGCGCTAACGACGCTATGACAGTTACTTGGACAGTAACAGTATCTTAATTAATCTAGGAGCCGGAAATGGCAGTTAAATTTTCTAATAACGCCTCGGCAACGCTGGCGTCTTCGATCAACAACTCAGTGACAACAATCGCTGTTACGTCTGGTCAGGGTGCGCTGTTTCCGTCTCTTGCTGCTGGCGAATTCTTCTTTGCGACCCTGGTTGATTCGAGTAACAACCTAGAAATCGTTAAGGTAACAGCTCGAGCTGCAGACTCCTTGACTGTGACACGTGCCCAAGATGGAACGTCAGCTCGTGCATACACAGCTGGTGACCGTCTTGAGTTGCGTCCTGTTGCTGCATCGTTCGATACGATGGCCCAGACAGATAAGGCTCAAACCTTCTCTGCTATTCAAACATTCAGTCAGACGATTGTCGGTAGCATCAACGGTAATGCAGCGACAGTAACCGACGGTGTTTACATAAGTGGCTCACAAACAATCACGGGCGCCAAGACATTTAGTGGTGGCATCACATCTACTGGTGTGAGCTCATTAACCCTTAGATCTCCTGGTGACCTGGATACAACTGGCGCCATGTACGTGTCTTTCCAAGACTCTTCCACCGGATCAAGCGTAGAGCGTGGTTGGATTGGTTTTGGAGAGGCTAACGGCAACCTCGGAATGTCGAACGCCGTCTCCGGCAAACCAATTAAGTTTTACGTCTCTGGTGGCAACTACACCATGGACGCATCTGGAAACTTCACGGCTTCTGGCAACGTAACAGCCTACTCAGATGAGCGTCTCAAGAAAGATTGGGCGCCAGTTGGTGTTGACTTCGTAAGCAAGCTTGCACAAGTCAAGAGCGGCACCTACACACGCATCGACGGCGATCTTCGCCAGGCTGGTGTGTCAGCTCAAAGCCTACAAGAGGTTCTTCCTGAAACAGTTATGGAAGACATCGAAGGCACATTGTCTGTTGCTTACGGTAACGCCGCTTTAGTGTCAGCTGTTGAGTTAGCGAGAGAAGTTGTTGAACTTAAGAAGCGCTTAGAGGCATTGGAGGCTAAATAATGCCATTACCAAGTTCCGGATCCATATCACTTAACGAAGTTAACGTAGAGCTTGGAGCGGCGGGCACGACAACTCGCTCTCTAAACGACTCTGCTGTTCGTACATTGTTTGGTGTAGCCAGCGGTGCGATCAGTATGAGTAACGGCTATGGCAAAGCAAACCGTGTCACAGTAAACATCACAATCTCGGCTAACACAGCCAACTACACGCTGAACACAGCGAAAGCAACTGGCTATTCTGCAGGTAGGACTGACGTCATCCTGACAATCAATAGCGGCGTAATCGTATCGTCTGGTTCCACAGGTACTGCAGCTTTCATCGTTGATACCTCATGGGCTGCTGGCGACACAGTTCGTATCAACAACAACGGAACAATCCTTGGTCGAGGTGGTAACGGTGGTGCTGGTGGATACGCTATACCTGGCGCTGGAACCGGTGGTGGATTAGCCCTATCGGTTCAACGTGCTACTTCTATCAATAATGCCAACCGTATATCAGGCGGCGGTGGTGGTGGTGGTGGCGGTTCTTACGGCCTTGCCAACGGCAATGATGCGTCTGGCGGCGGCGGTGGTGGCGGTATTGGAAATGGATCGAACGGCCTTGGCGGTTCTGGCGCAGGACACGGCACAGCTGGCACATTGACCGCAAATGGCACCGGCGGAGCTGGAGGCCAAAGATATGTCGCTGGCACTGAATCTTCCCCAGACTTTTATGTTTACGGTGGCAGTGGTGGCAATGGAGGTACTTACGGATCTGCCGGAGCAGCCGGTGGTGGCGGAACACACCCTTACACGGCACCCGGGAACGGTGGTGGCGCTGGAGCTGCGGTGTCTGGCAACGGCAACATCACATGGATCGCAACAGGTACACGTAACGGTGGTATAGCTTAATATTAGGAGTAAAAATGCAATACATTATTAGAAGCTTTGATACAGAGCACGGTCAAATCACAGTTGAATATGAGGGCAAGTGGGTTTATGCCGTCGATCTTCCGGTTGAGAATGGCGCCTTTCCAGTTGGGGAAAGACTTGAGGAAGTAATTCAGGGCATGGCGCCCACATGGTTGTCGGAAAGACAGGCTAGCCTAGCTAGTACACCAGAAAACACTGAAGCAATTCAAGCTTTAGTGCAGCCATTTCCTCCTCAAGATGCTATGCCATCGTTCTCGGATTCACTGAGCGAAACGGCAAATAATGCAGATATTGAATTTATCACACAAGTAGTTAATGAAGTTTTGGCATCAAAAGGTCTATAACCATGGAACAACAGTTCTACCATAACCCAGCCAAGATGATGCCGTACAACGAAGCCTTTGAGCAGGGTGGCCTATATGACCGCAATCAGATCGTTAATCCAACCAACGACATCAAGCTATTGACCCCCATTGGGGAGTTGGCGCAGGTAGGTAGCATCTATGACCTATGTATGGAGAGAGCTAGTGCGCTTGCAAAACTCGTAGAAGGCACTGATAAGAAGTTGCATCTCTTCTGGTCGGGCGGCATAGATAGTACTGCTGTCTTAATGAGCTTAAGGGAAGTAATGCCAGCTAATAAAATCGTGGTGCTACACACGCCTGAAAGTCTAGCGGAGTACCAGGGTTTCTTTGAACAGCATATTCAAGGCACATTCGAGACGTTTGAATTCTCGATGGGTACCGTGTGGAAGGCGGTTGAGTTTGCTTGCGCCAACGGCATCGTTGTTACTGGCGAAATTGGAGACCAGATCTACGGCAGCGTTCTATACCTGGATCGTGGCAAAGACTGGTTAATGCAGCCTTGGGAAAACTTTAACGCAGGGATTACTGCTGACGAGTCTTATCATAGGTTTGTGCAAGCCTGCCCGCAAAAGATTACAACCACTGCCGAGTTTCTTTGGTGGGTTAACTACTCACTGAAGTACCAGCTAGTTCAATGCCGCATGTTGCTAGACAACACGGTTAGCGAGCTAAACAAGAACTTCTTTCACTTCTTCGATACCAAGGCATTTAACGACTATGCTGTATCGACACCAATGGAAGACAAGATGCCTGGCTACGTTATCGAGGCATACAAGAAGCCGCTAAGAGATGTGATCTACCAGCTTTCTAATGATGCTACCTACGCTTACACAAAGCCAAAAGTTAGATCGCTAGTTCCTGTGTACGGTCGCTTTACTCGTAACAAGGTTGCTTTTGCTATTGACACCAACTGGAAGCGCTACTACCTGGCCTAATATGAAAGTTATTAACACAGTAGAGGTTCTTGATTCAACATCACAAGACTTGTACCAGTACCGATGCTTTGTTAAGTCACAGCCGGTACATACAGATAAACGATCAAGTTACTGGTATGTGACTAACCGTGAGGTTGGTTGCTTTACTGGAGATGGGTCCGTCTTTAACGATTTTGAGGTATGCGTTGAGATCCTGGGTTACACCCCTGAGACTCGCACATCCTCTTACTCGAGGGGCACAGACCTACCGTATCTGAACGGCTGCAGTACCAAGCAATTGATACCGGCAACCAGGCAAGGTGACCCAACCTGGCAGATGCTGGTGATGTCACCCTGCACAACAGAGCAGAAGCACCACGTTCACTCTACCGCCAGGATCGTCTACGTAGCTGCTGGCAGCGGCAAATCAATCGTGGGTATGCCTGAGTGCCAGGAGGAGTTCGATCTCAAGCCTGGGATGGTTCTGGTGCTTCCTAAGATGGAGCCGCATCACTTCACAGCTGGACGCAATGGCCTGACTGTTATCCCGCTCCACATCTTCAGTAGTGGATCGAGTGAATTCAATCACCCGATGTTCAACGGCACGCACGTAGTTTAGTTGTAGGGTAAACACCTACGTATTTTTATTGCACAAATTTATTAGTATCACTTATAATCCGGATTAATTATGTCAGATAAGCCATTACCACTAACAGACGAACAGATCGAAGACCTGGTTGAAAGAGTCACCGAGCGGGTTATTGAGAACGTCTATATCTCCATCGGGCAATCGGTCGTGAAGAAGTTCTTCTGGATCGTTGGTCTTGGCGCCCTGTCCCTAGTGACATACCTAGCCGGTACAGGGAGTCTTAAATGAACGAACTCATGGCAGTTCTGTTTTTGAGCCGGGACATTGCACACAAGGCTCACCTAGCAACTGACAGCTACTCCCAGCATATTGCACTCGGCAGCTTCTATGACGAGATCGTTGATCTTGCAGACAGTTTGGCTGAGACCTACCAAGGTCGCACTGGTGAAGTCCTAGACATTCCCATGATGGAAGATGAACCAGGTGGTGACATCGTTGCAGACCTCAAGAAGTACCAGGACTACATCGAGCAGAACCGCTACAAAGCAGTAGCAAAAGAAGACACGCCGATTCAGAACATTATTGACGAGGTTGTATCGCTGTACTTAACGACCCGTTACAAGTTGACAAGATTGAAGTGAGGTTGATGTGAGCGAGCCAATCATTGAAACAAAGACACCAGCACTAGTTTTAATTGAGTGGCTGGATGCCGAGCACGAGTTCGGTTGGCAAGAGGGAAATGAGATTGACGAGAATGAACCAGTCTTAACTTGCTTTACGGTAGGTTGGTTACTTAAGAAGACCAAGTTGCACGTCAAGGTTTGCCAAACGTTTTCACATAACAACCACGCACAAACGTTGACGATCCCCAAGGGCATGATCGTAAACATGACAGTTTTACAACAACCAATGAAACGACATGAAACCAAGGGTAAATGACGACGAGTTTGTAAGTATATGGAAGCGATTGGGTAGCGCAGCTCTAGTAGCGAAAGAGCTTGATCTTGCCATTCGTAACGTTCACGCAAGACGTAAGCGCATTGAGAAGAGGCACGGATTAACCCTCAACTCCACCGACAAGCGCTCACCGACATTCCACCGCAAAGAACATGCACCTCGTGTTGACTGCGAGATGATGAACGGAACAATCGTGGTTGCGTCTGACGCACATTATTGGCCTGGTCAAATCAGTACAGCTCATAGAGCATTACTCTCAGTAATCAGAGAGCTGAAACCTGAGCTAACAGTCATGAACGGCGACCTATTTGATGGCGCCAAGATCTCGAGATTCCCGGCACAGCAGTGGATCAAGCTGCCAACCGTGAAGGAAGAAATCGAGGCTGTTTCCGAGCGCTTAGCTGAGATCAAGCAAGCAGTCGGAAGCGGGAAAACCTGGTGGACCCTCGGCAACCACGACATGCGCTTCGACGCAAAGCTAGCTGCAGTTGTTGGAGACTACGAGGGTATCAATGGATTCACACTAGGTGATCACTTCCCGGATTGGAAGATGAGCATCAGCCTGTTTGTGAACGGCAACCTGATGATTAAACATCGCTGGCACAACGGCATCCACGCCACGTTTAACAACACAATGAAGTCTGGTGTATCGATGTGTACCGGTCACCTACACCGATTACAAGCAACAATCTATAGCGATTACAACGGCGCACGCTGGGGTATCGACTGCGGAACGTTGGGTGAAACCGAAGGTGATCACATGCACTACGGTGAAGACTCACCAATGAACCACTGTTCTGGCTTTGCAGTACTAACCATCGTTGATGGACAGCTATTGCACCCAGAGTTCTGTGCAGTGCTTGGTGATAAAGCCTACTTCAGAGGTAAAGAGGTGGTGTTGTGATTAAAACTCTAGGTGATTACATCAAAGAGATTGAATACAAAGAGCATGAGTGTGTGTACTGCAAGTCCCGCTCATGCAACTGTGATGGCGAATGTAGTGCAACCGAAGACGATGAGTACGTAGGTTGTCCTTGTGTGGTAATTGGATCGGAGGAAAACAAATGAAACTACTAGACCTTATTAAATCGCTGTTCCGTAAGAAACAAACTCTTGCACCAGCTATGCCGAAGACACGTAAACCACGTGCCCCTCGTAAGACGGCTATCAAAGCACCAGCTAAGAAGAGCAAGTAATGGAGTTCCTTGCCCTACTAGGCCCGCTGTTTGGTGGGCTTTTTCGTTTAGCGCCAGAAGTATTTAAGTTCTTTGATCGCAAGGATGAGCGTAAGCATGAGCTAGCTCTTACCCAACAACAGATTGAACTAGCCAAGGTACAAGGCAACTTCAAGATGCAAGAGATCGCCGGGCAGACAGACATTGCCCACATCAATGCATTGATGGAAGTAGCCAAGGCTCAAGCACAGCCAACTGGTATCAAATGGGTGGATGCTTGGAACGCTTTGATGCGCCCCTTAATCACCACTCAATGGGTCTTGATCCTGTACCCAGCAGTATTAGTTGCCACGTACATCCTGGCGGTTGACTCTGGTGTTCCAGCATTGCAAGCCTTGGTCAAAGTATTCGGTACTGAAGAGAAAGCTCTTTGTGGCGGTATCTTTACCTTCTGGTTCTTGGATCGGGTTATCAAGCAACGATGAACCCTGCCCTAGAGATAACCTCCGAGTTATGCAAGAGGTTTGAGGGCTTCAGGTCAAAGCCTTATATCTGTCCAGCTGGCGTACCAACGATTGGATACGGTTCCACCTACTACCCAGACGGTAGGAAGGTAAGCCTCACAGATCCTCCGTTAAACGAGAAGCAGGCGACAGAGATGCTGATGCATGAGTTGCTTGCGACATTCGCCCCTGGCGTTTACCGGGCTTGTCCCACCCTATATACGGCTGACCCATACAAGGTGGCAGCTATCGTGGACTTTGCCTACAACCTCGGTGTTGGACGACTACAGGCTTCCACGTTGAAGCGAAAGATCAATGAACAAAACTGGGATGCTGCCTGCGATGAACTACGCAAGTGGGTTCTGGCTGGCGGGAAAAGACTTCCTGGACTTGTACTGAGGCGTGAAGCTGAGGTCGCATTAATGAAGAGAGAATAATGGCCGGTTTAAAACTAATGACAACTGGTGGCTACGTACCACGTGTAGCGCCACACCTACTCCAGGACAATGAAGCTCAAAAGGCTATCAACACCAAACTGTACTCAGGTGTATTGCGTGCCTGGAGAAAGCCGCTGCCTATTACGCCAGTCGTCAACGTTGCCGCTAGTACAGAGACTATCTACAAAGGCTTGAAGTCTTCTGGTGACGACTTGTGGTTGGCTTGGAGCACAGATGTTGACGTTGTATCCAGCCCGCTTGAAAGCGCATCTCCAATGATGGTCTTCTACACAGGAGACGGCGTACCAAAGAAAACCAATTCAGCCTTGGCTGGTTCTACATCCGGTGGGGCTCCCGCCAACTGGTACAACATGGGTGTTCCGGCTCCAGCTGCAGCGCCTACGGTTGCTCGAGTTGGATCTGGTGCATCACCTGAGACACGCATCTACGTCTACACCTACATCAGCGCCTTCGGTGACGTGGAAGAAGAGAGTGCTCCAAGCCCAGTATCAGCTGAGGTTCTATGTGGATCTGGCGATACTGTGACAGTCAATGGATTCTCTACAGCCCCAACAACCAACTACAACATTACAAAGCGCAGGATCTATCGATCAGTCTCTGGCTCTGGTTCTACCCAGTTTCAGTTCGTGACTGAGATTCCTCTTGCAACCACAAGCTTCAGCGACAACGTAGCTTCTGCAGGCTTGGGCGAGGTTCTAGAGACCCTTCAATGGGAAACCCCACCCGCAGGATTGCAAGGGCTTGTAGCCCTCCCTAACGGCTTCCTAGCTGGCTTCGCAGATGAGACCGTTTACTTCTCTGAGGTGAACCGTCCACACGCCTGGCCGTCTGCATACGCCCTATCAACCGGTCAGAAGATCGTTGGTCTTGGCGTATTCGGTCAATCCATAGCTGTGATGACCAAGGGTTACCCGCTGGTTATCTCTGGTATTTCGCCAGATTCCATGTCCAGTGAGAAGCTATCCATCCTCGAGCCATGCGTATCCAAGGGATCTATCACATCAGATGCATCCGGCGTGACCTATGCCAGCCCCAACGGATTGGTAGTCATCGGTCCAGGACAGGCTAACGTCGTCACAAACAACATCTTGTTGCGTGAAGACTTCAACAAGTTTGCACCAGACACTATCCAGGCAAAGCACTATGCCGGGAAGTACTTCGGCTTCTTTACCGATGGTACAGGGCAGGTTGAAGAGGGAGCGTTCATCCTTGATCAAACCTTGTCAGCCACTCCGTTGAGCCTAACAACCCTTCATACAAGGGCAGTGTTCGTTGATATTGATACCGCCGATATGTTCATGGTGGTCGATAACAAGATCTGCTTGTGGGAAGGTGATGAGAACAACACGCTTCCGTATGAGTGGATGTCTAAGAAGTTCGTATTCACCGCCCCAGCCAACCTTGGTGCTATAGAGGTAGATGCAGACTTTGCCAACATTGAGGATGGCGCAGCACTTCAAGCTCGTGTTGAAGCAATCATTGCTGCTAACCAGGTGCTTTGGGCAACAACCACAAATCTGCAATCCGTCTTTAATGCGCTAAAGCTTAACCAGTACGAGCTCAATGGCTCAATCCTAGCTGGCATTCCAGCCCTGGTTGATGATCGCTACTTGCTCGTAGAAGTTTACTGTGATGGTCGTAAGGTTCACTCTGCTCAATACACAACAAGCGGTGTGTATCGCATGCCATCCGGATTTAAGGGGCAGCGGTTCGAGGTTAAGCTTAACGGCAACATTGAACTTCGATACGTAAAGCTAGCGGAGACTGTTAAGGAGTTGAAGGCACTATGAAGAAGCCATCAATCCCTGCCGTAAACATTCAAGACAGGCAAATCTCCGCACTACTTAAGCCAATGAAGGAAAACTTAGAAATCCTAACTGGACTACGAGGATCTTCCTTAACAAAACTAGATAGTAGTGCTACATTAAGCGAAGTAATTACTAAACTAAATGAAGTGATTGATCGACTAAACGCTTAATGTCCCAGTTAATCCTGCAATGTGAACCCGTCTACGAGTTTGTAACGAAGTTTTTCCCGCTAGTTAGATCTGCGGGACAGCAGGGTATCGGTCTCGAAAAGGATGGTCGCCTAATCGCAGGTGTCATCTACGACGATTTCAACGGCTCCAATATCTGGATGCACGTTGCAGCAGAACCAGGAAAGCAGTGGCTGAATAGGCAATTCTTATTCGCCTGCTTTTCCTATCCATTTAATCAACTTAACTGCAAGCGGGTCTCCGGTTGGGTTGAAGCAAGTAACGCAGACGCTAGACGCTTTGACGAACACCTCGGTTTCCAGAAGGAGGCTGTGTTGACAAGCGCAGCTCGAGACGGCGGTGACGTCATTATCTATCGTATGTTTAAGGAAGAGTGTAAATATGTACACAAGAGATGAGTTCGGCGGGTATATGTACCCAGACAATGCTTTCCAACCGGAAGGTGGCAAGCGAGGTCCATTCAATCGAAGCATGAAGCTTTGGGGTGGTGGCGGTAAGGGTGGTGGTGCACCCGATCCTAATCCAGGAATGCTTGCTTCAGCGGAGGCCGCTAAAACAGTAGCCGCATCCAACGAACGAATTGCCACAGAAAGCTTGAATTTCTACAAGCAACAGTACGAAGAATTGAAGCCTTTGTTCAATCAGATTACTGCCAGCCAGCTCGAGACAGATGCTGCAACACGTAAGCAAGGTCAAGAGTATTACGACTTCTACAAGAACACATTCAGACCTGTAGAAGAGAAGCTTGTGAAAGATGCGCAGGACTACAACACAGAAGCCAAGCGTGAACAGCTGGCTAGCACCGCAGCGGCTGACGTTGGTCAGGCATTTGGTATGGCTCGTGGTCAACAGAATAGACAGTTAGCAGCAGCTGGCTTGCGCCCAGACTCAAACAGATTCGCCGCTCTTAACAACAACCTATTAGTTCAAGAGGCTCTAGCCAAGGCTGGATCACAAAACAAAGCACGTACTGACGCAGAGAACCTTGGTTACGCCCGTATTCAAGACGCAGTTTCTCTAGGCAAAGGTCTTCCTGGCAATTCAACCACATCATATGGCGTGTCATTGAACGCAGGTAACTCTGCTGGTCAGAACGCTAATGCATCGTATGCCGCCATGAACCAGGGCTACAACACGGCTATCAACGCCAACAACGCCGCATCCAACGCTTATGGCACAGCAGGCAACATCTATGGTCAAGAGTTCAGTGGTCGTATGCAGGGCTACAACGCACAACAACAAGCAGCTGGTGGCTTTGCTAAGGGACTTGGTAGCTTGATTGGTACCGGCTTGAGCATGAGCACGGGAGCTGGTGGTGCATCAGTTGGTGCAAAGCTACTTGGCTTCGCTGACGGTGGTCCTCTAGAGAAGAAGGGCGCTATACGTGGTCCTGGCGGTCCAGTGGACGACAAGATCCCAGCCATGCTTTCTAACGGCGAATACGTTCTTCCTGCCGACACAGTTAAGAAGATTGGTAAAGACAAGCTAGACAAGGTTGTGAAGGAAACACATACGCCAGCTGAAATCCAGCGTAAGCGTAAAGCTCTTAAGGGGAAGAAATAATGGCTATTGGATTGGGTGCGTTCGGCGGATTCGCTGAAGGACTGACTGAGGGATACAGAGGCGGCACAGCATTGCGTCTGTCTGAACAAAAAGATGCTCGTGAAGCTGAGGCATTTAAGTTGCAGCAAGAGAACGCCAAGCTAGATCTCGATGCAAAGAAGCGTGATGCCGAGTATCAGCAAGAGCTTAAAGATCGTATGGCCTCCCTACAGAGCGAGCTCAAAGGTGGCGTCATCGGTGGTGAAGCCGAAGATGAATTCGGTACGGCTATCGGCAAGGTTCAATACGGATCTGCAGGCGAGGCTGAGAAAGCAATGAAATCACAAGGTCTTCGCTTTAAAGAAGGCACTGTCATTGAGAAGCCAGCAATGGATGCAATTGATTTCCAGTTGCGTGCAGCTGATACGTTGAAGGAAGTTGCTGCCAAGTACGGCAAAGTGGATCTCAAAATGCTTAAGGAGTCTCGTGACTTCGGTCGCCAGATTCAGTCTGAAGGCGCTATCGATGCGATGAAATACTTCATGACCAATCCGAGTGACCAGGATGGCGCAAAGAAGATTTTCAATAAGAACGGCAAGGTAAAACTTGGCGATGACGTACAACTCGGTATGAAGGACGGCATGTTTGGTCCTACTGTATTTGGTTACAAGCTTGGACCCAAGGGCGAGAAGATCGAAGTGTTCGATGGCTTCCGAGACATCATCCTTCCCTCAATGAGTCCTGAAGCTTACGCATCAACAATGGCTAGCTTTAAGGGAACTGAAGTTAAAGAGAAGGGCGAGAACGTTCGTCTTGGTGCGAAGTTGGCTAGTGATGAAGTCATTGCTGCTGGCAAGAACAAGATTGAAACCGCCAAGCTCAATCAAGAGTCAACCAAAGCATTGAACGATGTGATGAAGAATCGATTCTCCGGCATCTTCCGCAACCCAATCGATAACGCAGAAGCGGCTAGACAGAAAACAATCGAGGGAGCAATTGGTCAACGAGCCGAGCAGTACATGGCGACCGGCAAAGTGGGCGTGCAAGAGGCTGTCAATCGTGCACAAGCCGACGTGTTCCGTGACTTCAAGGTTGATATTTCTGAACTAGCACCTAAGAAAAAGTAAATAATGGCTGACATCTACAAAACTTCAATTGAAGCGGGCCGAGAAGCTCGCAGCAGAGGACAAACTGGCGAACCTCCTGGTGGTGACGCTTCACTTGGAGTGATGGCAGATCAGATCAGCGACGGGATGAATATCCGTGGATCTTCTGCGGCAGCCCCCAGAGCAACGGCGATTGCTCCTCCCACTACAACCAGAAGTGCGCCTGTTGATACGACAGAAGACATCCTGGCTGCAATCTCGGCTCAACCGACTCGTGATCCAGCGGAGATGGAAGCTGAAGCTCAGGCTCTAGCTGCGCCAGCTGAACCAGGAATCATTGACTCTGCAGCCAAGGGTCTCAAGTCCGTTAAGGTTACCTGGGACTTCCTAGCAAACAAGCTAGAGAACTTCGTTACTGGTGACGGCAGTACTACAGCGCCGATCCTTCAGAAGAGCGTTGAAGAATACAAAGCAATGGCATCAGACCCACGCATCCAAGAGATGATTCAGTTGGGTAACGATGCTCCTGGCTACTACGAAGCTGGCAAAGCAATGCTTAGCTACGCCGCTCGTAACCCAGGCTTGATCGCCAACTTCCTAGCAGAGCAGGGTGCAGCCGTTGTTGCATCTCTACCTGTTGGTGGCGTGGCTGGTCGTGTCGCTGGTGCAGCAGTAACCCGCACAGCTCTTAGCCAAGGTGTTAAGCAAGCTACTGTTATGGGCGCTACTGGTGCCGGTATCAACTCATCTGCCGTTGTATTGGGATCTCTCGGTACCAACTACGCAGAAGGTCTAGATAAATTCAAGGGTGACACAAACGCAGCTGCCGATTACGCAGCCACCAAGACTCTTGCCGAAGTTCCAGCCAACGCTGTTGCCGGTATGTTCTTGGGCGTTAACCCTTTCAGCCGCTTTGCCGCCAAGTCTCCGACCGCAGCAACTGCCGGTAACGTAGGCTTCCAGACATCCGTTCAGGGTGCTGGCGGTGGTCTAGGTGCAGTTCAAGCTGCCCAGTCCGTAGGCGAAGAAGCCGGTAAAGGCGAGATCCTTGCCGAGATCTTTGGTGAAGGTGTACTTGCACCTATCGATATGTACCAAGGTCGCCGTGAAGCCAAGCGTGGTCTCACTCCTCCTCCTCCTCCTGCAGCAACTCCTGCAGCGACAACAACCCCAACTCCAGTTACACCAGCCCCAGGCGGCATTGTCCAAGATCAGGACTTTTCTCGTTTGTCAGCTGATGAATTCCAATCTGCCATTGAGAGCCCAGCATTTATGGCCGCTATGTACAGCCGTGCTGATGCGGGTACTCGAGCCAAACTCCAAGCAGCCAACCCTAACCTAGACCTTGCCGCTCTTTCTCAAGACGCCAATCTAGTAATGGATGGCATGAAGATGGCGGACAACGGCACTGGTCCTGAGTTCGTTTCAATGTTCAACCAGGCTATCGCTGACATCAAAGAGAGTGCACAAGCACCAGCTCCAAAGGCTGCAACACCAGCGACAGACGCCCCATTTGATGGTGGCACTCCGGTTGGTCAAGGTCCAAACGATTTCATCCCAGCTCGTGAGAAGTTGCGTATGGCTCAGGAGTTGGCGCAAGAAGGTCAGATGCTTGCCGCTGGCGAGACGATCACCAAAGAACAAGCCGATGCAATCAAAGCACAGAAGGCTGACCCTACAGTTAAACAACCTACTGGTGAAGAAGACACGCCTGTTGCTGCTCAGCCTAGCCCTCTAGCCCGCCTATCCCAGGTAGAGCAAGAGATTAGAACTACGCCAGAGCAAGTCCAGGACGGTGAGCAAATCACAGTTGCCTGGGTAAATACAGGTGAGACCAACCCACAGGTTAAGACTGGCACAGTCAAATCCAAAGGCGACATGAAGTGGGTTGAATGGGAAGAGGGCACACTGCCAAATGGCAAGCCAACCAAGCAACGCATCTTCCTCACCGAAGACTCTAGCGCTGTTATTAACCCAACAGCCCAGGACGTTGAGGCTCTTAAAACTCAAGCTGAAGAACAACAGGCTGCGAGAGCGAAGCCCAAGCAACAGCAAGTGGCACCAGCTCAGCTATCACAAGCGGAGCAGAACCTTGCGTCTCAGCGTGAGGCGGAGAGAATTGATGATGAGAAAAGATTTGGTGAGCCAACCCTTGCTGACGCTATTAACAATAACAAACCAGTTTACTTCGACTCTCGCACAACGAGCGGTGTAACAACTTACTACGCCAAGGGTATCGGAAGTATCGAGGGCAAGTATCAAGTTCAACTTGATTTAACACCAGAGGAAGTTCGTGCTGCCAAGATAGCTGAGGGAGATATATCTCTGGCAGAGAATATGGAAGAGCGAGAGGCTGCAAGACAGGCGCTTAACGATGCTCTTCTGCCGGCGGCTAAACGCAGATTACAAAAAACCTCTAGCAACGTAGCAACAACAGCAACACCAACAAACAAAGTAGAGGCAACCCCTGAAGCCCAGGCTCAACCTCGCTTTGGTTTGCCTAGCACTATCAGTGTTGACGATAAAGTATATGTAGTTGAGATTGGTCCTACAGGTAAGAAGCGTGGCGACAATAGTCCTGTCCATGCATTCGTATCTCACAAGGGCAAGGTCATCAAGATCGACGCCCAATCAATCATTGATCAGTTTGACTCTGAGCCTTGGACTACACCGAAGGTAGAGGGC